GAAGAAGTTGAGTTAGAAGAAAATGATAAGGCACTTGCCAACAAGGCAAAAGAATCAGGTGAACCACTTGGAGATCTAAAGAAGGTTTACAAGAGAGGTCTTGCTGCGTATGCGTCAGGGCATAGACCAGGTATGACACAACACCAGTGGGCAATGGCCAGGGTAAACAGTTACATCAAAGGTGGAAAAGCACGGACAGTCGACAAAGACATACGGGAATCAGCAAAAGCAAAACTCAAAGTAAAGGCAAGAAGTGTCAAGGCAAATATAGGAGTACGGGGATGAAGACTGTACTCCAGATGCTTGAGAATCGTATGAAAGATGATCGTACGGACAAGTATGTTGCTGATGAGATTATGAAAAGGAAACTCGCCAAGCATCTGGTTAATGCCACAGATGATAAGAAAATGCTCAAAGGTAAACCAGCATTTATTTTTCCCCACCATACAGGTAGTACTAAGATCCATGTCTACCTCAGAAAAATGAGTTCACGGGTATCTGCTTATAACTACGACGTAAAGTTCTAATGAAAAGATGGCAAACCTTATTTGAGTTTTCTGATGCCAAGACTGGTGTCAATGTTCCTCAAATGGACAACTACATTAATGAACTCATAGACCACTACAAAGAAAATATTCCTGCATTCTGGGAAGGCAATATTGCTCCGAACTTCAACTATGGTATCGGTGTTATGCCTGGACGACCACTCCTTGTAGGATTGAACTGGGGATGGCAACACAATATCAAAGTATCGGATAAACCAAATCACGGGGAGATGTTTCCAGATCCTGGTGATGAAGAACTCAGCGATGCACATATAGAAAAAATGAAAGCAGTATGTGATTCCTTCAAACGTGGAAAATCTGTAGAATATGTGGATTCTGATGGAGAGACAAAAACTATCGGTCCTTTTAACTTTGCTGGTAGTACTCTTATTACTAAAGACGATAACTCCTCAAAGGAAAAATGGTGTTTTCCAAATGCAAGTGAATGGAAGTATCAGAAAAATGCAGCAAACATGTTGATGAGTTTAGGTTTACTGAAAAAAGGTGAGGAAAAGAACTGGGCACAAATGCAGTTGATTCCTATTCGTTCAGAGAATGATAAACATTTGGATAGAGTACTCAAGAAGTGTAGTGGGTTTCCCTCAAAAGATGACATGTTGAGAAAAGCATTTAGTTTTATAGATAAACAACTCAAACCACCTGTTACAGTTATCACATACAATATTAAAGAGTTAGAAAAAATAGTTGGGCAGAGTGGGTATAGACTTAAATGGTCCAGTGATAGAGTTCGTGGCGATGGTCAAAAAATGAAAGGTGTTAGATTTTTTGAATCCCCAAGTTCTAAGAAACCTCTAATACTCTTGCCTCATGCTTCACAGTTCGGATATCTTATTACATCTAAGTTAGAAGAGTATTTCAATAAAACAGAAAAAGACAAAGCAATGTTGAAAGAACTCTTTGGTGTTAAATAAAGCAATACGGAAGAGAAAAAGAACGGATCTCCAGCACGAAAATGATTACTTTATCGAGTACATGAATGGGACCAAGTACTCTGCCCAGTGGATGCGTGACTTTGATCACGGTAGCGATTGGTATGATCCTCATTGGCGACCCGAGATTCCTCGCTCAAAATACAACATCTTCTGCTATCGATACTTTGGCAAACTACCTTGGGTTACTTGGGACAGACATATCTTGGGATTCTTCCTCCTTGGACTCCCCCTCCTCATAATTAAAAACTTGACATTCCTGAAGAAATAAGGTATAATATGTTTAAAAGGAATTACATCCTTCCTGAGGATTATATAAGTGCTAATGAGTTTTCTAAGCAAGTTCAAAAGATGAAATCACAACCAGAATACAACCCTAAATATGTTTTGAAATGCGATGCTGGCGAGTATGCCACAGATAGCATTTTACATCTCGTGTGGGAGATCTTCTCTCACCGACTCGGGCATTTCCTCAAAGGTGAGGGATTCCGAGACTGAGACGCCAAATGAATGGGTCTCATATTATTAACACTGCCTATAAGGAGTGACTATGTATACTTACCGCAATCAGTGGTCTACCCAATTTCCTAACGATTTCAACAAGGCATTGAACAATGCAGTTGGATTTGATAATATGATTCAGAGACTCTTTGAGGTTTCTGATGCTGTGGCAGGAAAAGGTAGTCAAAACTACCCACCCTATAACTTGTTGAGAGAAGGGGAAACCTACACTCTCGAAATGGCTCTTGCTGGATTCCATCAGGATCAGTTAGAGGTTAAGTATGAAGAAGGAGTCCTGACAGTTGGGACTACTAAGGGATGGGAACAAGACCTCGATGAGGAAAAATACATTCATCGTGGCATTGCGGCACGTACGTTTACCCGCAAGTTTACCCTGTCTGACGATGTCGTCGTGAAGGGAGCAGACTTCAAAAATGGTCTGCTGATTATTACTATGGAGCGCATCGTGCCTGATGAAAAGAAGGCAAGAAATATTCCGATAGGGGAATCGGACTCTAAAGGAGAAAAGGTATTTCTCTCTGAAGAGACCAAGTAATCATGTGGGGGAGGGCAACCTCCCCTCTAATAAGGAAATCATGCGCATCAGTCCTAATTTTACATTAAACGAACTTACAAAATCGAGTACAGCAATGAGACTCGATATTGACAATACTCCCTCAATGGAGCATCTTGTTGCCATGACGGCACTTTGCCACAAGATCGCTCAGCCCATTCGTGATGAGTTCGGTGTAGTGACAGTTAATTCATGCTATAGGAGTCCTGACTTAAATAAGGCAGTAAAAGGTTCTGGGAAGTCTCAGCACTGCAAAGGTCAGGCGATTGATTTGGAAGTTATGAGGACTCCAAATGACGAACTAGCAGCATGGATTTATCACAATCTAGAGTTCGATCAACTCATCCTTGAGTACTTCGATCCCAAAGCAGGTGATCCGAATATGGGTTGGGTTCATGTGTCTTATAATCATGAGGCATCTGAGCAACGAAAAAACTCCATGCTAATAAATAAAAACAGCAATGGATACCAACCATGGGAACCAAACTAAAAGAAATAGAAATCAATATTTTGAGAAGATTTGACTTGACATTTTGCCGTATTCGTAGTATAATTAACAAGAGAATAGAAAAACTGAAAGAGGAACAACGTATCGAAGAATAATGGATTTTTATACATCAGTCTCAAAACAAGCCAACGACATTTGTGTTCGTGGATACAAGAATGGCAAACGTGTCCGTAATCGAATCAAAAATTATGAACCCACCTTATTTGTCGTTGATTCAACTGGGGAATCTGAATGGCGTACTTACGACGGTAAGTGCGTCGCCCCCATCCAAGTCGGTAATACTACCGAGCTACATCGCTGGAAAGAAAAATATAAAGAAATCGAAAACTTCCCTATCTACGGATATGAGAGGTATGCCCAACAATGGATAACTGAAAACTTCCCTCCTGAGATTGAGTTCGATTACAGTCTCTTTCGAGTTGCCTTTATTGATATTGAGGTTTCGTCCGAAGAAGGTTTTCCAAGTCCCGATGAGGCAAACTATCCTGTGACTGCCATAACTCTTTGGCTCCAAGGCAAGTATTATATCTGGGCGACCCAACCATGGGAAAACAAAAAAGGTCTTGATGTCGAGTTCCATCTGATCGAGGACGAGAAAACCTTGCTCGACGATTTTATGATGAGATGGTCACAACTTGATATTGATATCGTAACTGGTTGGAACGTACGATTCTTTGACCTTCCTTATATTTTCAATCGCAATGAAAAACTGCTTGGCTCTGATGTCAATCGAAGATTCTCTCCTTGGGGCACTGCTCGAATGCGAGAGACCTTTGGCTCTACGGGCAAAAAGCAAAACTACGTTGATGTACTTGGAATCGCTACACTTGATTACATCGAGTTGTACAAGAAGTTTACCTACGTAAACCAAGAATCCTATCGACTCGACTACATTGCCAATGTCGAACTGGGTACGGGTAAACTTTCTTTTGAGGAGTACGGCAGTCTTCATACTCTCTGGAAGCACGACTATCAGAAATACCTTGACTACAATATACAAGACGTAGACTTGGTAGTCCAGTTAGAGGAAAAGATGAAACTTATTGAGACTGCCGTAACTCTGACTATTTCAATGAAGTCTATCCCAGATGCCTGTTTCACTCAGGTACAAATGTGGGATAACAAAATCTACGATGTACTTTGGAGGCAGAAGATTGTAGTTCCTCCAAGGAAAGATGTAGAGAATCGTGAGTCTGTTGAAGGTGCTTTTGTTAAAGACGTCCATCCTGGAATGTATAACTGGGTAATGTCTTTTGACTTGAACAGTCTGTATCCTCATTTGATTATGCAGTACAATGTCTCTCCTGAGACTTACAGAGGTGTAGATACAACTCCTGGCGTAAAAGCATTTCTTGATAAAACTGCTGAGATCCCGACAGACTGTACCATGACTCCTAATGGTGCAAAGTTCAGTACAGATACCCAAGGATTCTTGCCTAAACTGATGCAACAGTTTTACGATGATAGGAAGCAGTTCAAGAAACAGATGCTTAAGCATGAGCAGGAGATGGTAAATACTTCCGATCCTGCTGAGAAACTGCGTCTGAGCAAACTTGTCTCCAGTCTGAATAATCTACAGATGGCTCGCAAGATTTCTCTAAACTCTGCATACGGTGCCCTTGGCAATATTCACTTCAGATGGTACAATCGAAATCTTGCTGAAGCGATTACTCTTGCTGGTCAACTTTCCATCAAAACTGCAGAGAAGGCAGTGAATGATTGGATGAACAAACTTTTCAAAAACGATAAAGATTATGTTATTGCAGCAGATACAGATTCGTTGTATGTTAATATGGAGGACATGGTCAATGATAGGTTCAAGGATTTACCATTCGATCCTATGGAGACTGCAGTGGTGGAGTTCCTTGACAAGGTTGGCGATGGCCCACTACAAGATGTCATTGACAAATCGTATAACGACTTGGCTAAATACACGAATGCGTTCGAGCAGAAAATGTTTATGAAGAGGGAAGGCATTTCCTCTAAAGGTATTTGGACTGCCAAGAAACACTACATCCTCAACGTCTGGAATAATGAAGGTGTCCAGTATTCGAAACCTAAACTGAAAATGATGGGTATCGATGCTGTCAAATCTTCAACTCCTTCTGCTTGTAGAGATAATCTAAAAGAATCCTTCAATATTATTATGAACAAATCTGAAGATCATCTTCAGGAGTTCGTTGGTAAGTTTAAGGAGAAGTTCCACGGACTGCCTATTGAAGATGTCTGCTTTCCAAGATCAGTGAAGGGTCTAAGTAAGTACGGTGATCGGAATGAGATTTACAAACAGGGTACTCCGATTCATGTCAGAGGTTCTTTGTTATACAATAATCAGTTATCTAAGCATCAACTCACTCAAAAATATGCTAAGATACAAGAAGGTGAAAAGATAAAGTTCGTTTATCTCAAGATGCCGAATCCTATCCGTGAAAATGTGATTGCCATGGTTGATGGGTTGCCACCTGAGTTTGGACTGAATGAATATGTCGATCGTGACATGATGTTTGATAAAACTTTTAGGATGCCGTTAAATGATATTGTTGAAAAGATTGG